AGGGCATGTAGTTTGTTAGTCTTGCAACATTAATACGGTCAAGTGCTGATGCAAATGCCTGTGTTGTTTTCTGACCATAAACTACTAGACCTTGATTTGGAAGGTCTGCGATTGGATTGATACGACTTGTGTATAAAACATCTCTTTGACCATTGCTTAGTTTGACTTGTGTAAACTCATTTTCATCATTTACATAACCAACTCTACTTGCATTAGTTACTACACCACGTGTCAAGCCCGCTGGAGCAAACCATGGGAATGATACTTGGTCTGAGAATGCAATAGTACGTAGTGCGACCGCTGATGAAGGGATAACAACATCGTTACCTGATAAGTCTGTAGATAGACCATGTGGGTAATAAACACCTGCGTATGTTTCTGCAGGAACGTTGTCAGTTGCCCAAGTTGAGATAGAAGTTGAATCTGATTTTAGTGTTAATGGTGTATCACCAATAACAAAAGCGATTTCTTTCTTATCTTTGTTTAGAGCAATCATTTCATCCATTAGTTCGTAGTAGCCTGGCGCTGATATTAGGTTGAAGTATACGGCTTCTGAACGTATACCATCGTTACCTGCAACTGCGGCCTGCATAGCTTCCACAACCATGTGTCTCTGTGCATGTGCACCAAATTTTCCTGAGCCATCTAAGTTTGAACCTGATGCCCATTCCCATTTGTTGCTTACGTATTTTTTAACATTGTATGTAGAATAATCCATGTTAACCATTAACATGTTTTCTGGATATAATTCTGCATTTGGTGTATTAGCATGTGCAGTACGTGATACAAAGTTTCCATTTGCATCGTACGGTGCTTCGTTTGAATAATGACCGAATACAACACCATTGATTGATGATTGGTCAGCATTATCTAATTTAACAAACTTACCACCATCATACTGATAGATGCACGGATACGGCATTTCATCGCCATCGACCCAGATATCACCCGCTTGTAATGGAGATGTTCCATCTTTACGAGTAGTTGGCATACCAGTACGTAACTGTAGTTCAATACCTAGTAAACCATCTGCATCTTCTGACCATGCATGTCTCTGCCATACCATGTTTGTTCCGTCAAATGTATTTTTTAAGATTTCAATTTTTAGGTCTGTGTTGTACCATAGAGTACCGTCTGCAACTGTACCTGTTGGTTGAGTTGCTTTGGCTTCATATGATAAATCACCCCAAACACTATCAGAGTTATCTGAAACTGCAAAACCTAGAGCGCCAAAACCTGATGCAAAAACTACGTTTAGTTCTTTGCCGTCTGATTTTGTAAATCTAATTTTGTTTGATCCAACTTTTTCAACATTTACATTTGCAGTATTCAATGATGAACTTGACTGCATTTGAATAATTAATGCATCAAGTGTAGATGCATTTGGTTGAAACTGTACACCTTCTACTGTAAAATCAGCAGTGATTGAAGTTGTACTTGGAATAGTTCCTGATGTAATTGATGTTTCTGCTTTACCTGTGTGTCTACGTAGTTCTATAAAAGCCTTTGTAGCATTATATCTAGCATATACATCGCCAGTGTCAATTAAATCAACACTTGCTAAGTCATCTGTAGAATAAAACGGTGCTTGAACTGCCGTAAATAAACCTGATGTAGCATCATATATTGATACTCCTAAATCAACACCTCCACCTTGTTTTGTTAAACGCACATAGACGTTACCAATTGTTAATGCTGATGTACCGTCTGATTGTGTTGTAGGTGCAAATCTTGAAAATTGGAAGTCCGCTGATCCTGTGTCGCCTAATACGACCCAGTTTACTCCGACTTTTTCCCAATATGTGATTTTTGCGGTTGAGGCAACGATTGCAATATCGCCTGCCGAACCGTATGTGTTTGTTGGTGACGCAAATCCGTCCGCGTTTATAGCCTCGACATCACCTGTTCCAGGTGCATCTGTCAATACTTTTGGTGTGTAAGCAACCCAGTTTGTACCGTCATGCTTGAATATGCCAAAAGAACTTGAAGATGTGTCGTGCCAATATGTTCCAGCCGCGATTGCTCCTGCAGGTTCAGTTGTTGTAGCTTCTAACTGTGCTAAGTCTACGTTTGCTCTCATAACATAGGCGTTGTTTGATACACCTAAGTATTGATAAGCGGCTAGTAGACCATATTCACTAGTTTCTGCTCCTTGCACAACCGATCCGCCAACTTCGTAGAACTTAGGTTCTCCGAAAGTTTCAACTAATTCTCGTTGTGAAGAAACAAGATATGCAACACCGGCGTTTGCGGCCAATGTTCCAGAAGCGATAGCTGAACCAGATGCGTCTGTTTTGTTTGTTGCAGTTGCAACAACTATTAGTGGAAGTGTACCTTGAGTAGCCGCCGCATATTGCGATTCATCAACTACTGTAACTGACACGCCCGGTGATACTAATGTAGGCATTCTGTTTCTCCTTTTTCTTAATTACTTAATTACTGTATTACAATTAATGTAATTGCTACTACTATTTATCGAAAATGGAGAAAAAAGTGTCTTTTTTGAGTTAACTACGTAGACAATGCACTTGAAACTTGACTATAAAGATTTTTTAGGTCACCAGAATTATCGAATTCTATATCAAAATTCCAGCCTGCCCAACTATACTCACTTCTATGGACATTTGGATATCTTTTCATGCCATTCATCATTCTATCTGATTTAGATTGATTTTGTATACATGCAGTATTCCACCACTCTGGTTTATCATGTCTCCATACTACTGTAGTTTTTCCACCTAATCTTTTGATAACATCTAACTCATTATAAAATCTACAATCAGAAATAACAACATTTTTATCTGCTATTTCTACTTGTCTTTCACAAGCCGCTACCCATATATCAGGATGAAAATGTGTTCTGAATACATCTGTGCCTACGTGTTGTAAAGCCCATCTTGGTGTGAAGTTTTCTATATCTAATCTCTTTGCCCACCATTCATCAACTTGTTCTCTGAATGCTCTACTTTCAGAAGTGTTGCCTTCAAGTAATATTCTATCCCAACCAAATATGTTTGCACACGCATCTTTTAAAACACCTGCAAAACTGATACGTTGAAATCCTTTTTCAATTAAGTGACCTGCAACTGTGTCTTTTCCATGTCCTATTAGTCCACAGATACCGACAATTTTTTTCATAAAAACCTCAAGAGAATATTATATAGTATTACTGTTACAAATGTCCCTGCCATTACACTTAACCAAAATCCTATTTTTGTTACTAGTATCCCTACTATAACAAAAAATATAAGGCTTGTCAATACGAAATATATAGTCTCAAAAGAGAATTGTTGAAAGGTTTCAGCTGGTACGCCTGACCACCACATGAAAATCATAGCAAGAAAGGCAGTGAATGGTATGCCCATTAAAAGAGCCGCCATTGTTGCGTTTCTTTGTGCCATCATACTAACCGATGCCACTAGTAACCCTGATATTAAAACCTTAAGTATAAATTCCATGTTATCCTATTACGAAACTCAATGGAGCAGACCCGTCTGTATAGGTTTGCAAATCAGTTTCTAATTTATCTAGCAGTACATCTGCTTCCTGTTTCATTGCATCACCATTTAATGTAACGCCGCCCTGTGCGCCTGGTAATGAACCAAATTTACTTCTCGCCTCACCTAACATTTTCTTGCAGTACGCAAGTGTGTAGTCTCTCATCCATGATTTCAAATAAGGGTCTTGTATTAATTGTTCTTCTGGTCTTTCAAGATGAACATGCAATAATACCATTTCATCTGCCCTCATTTTACGTAATAGTTTTAACTTTTTAGTTGTTGGATTCCAAATGAATTGGATATCCGTTGCCGCAATTCTGTTTAATGATTCACGATATTGTGAAAATGCATCATATGTTGCGATACCACCAATGTGATTGTTTAAAAAGAAATATGAATTAGCATATGCTAACTCAAATGGATCCATATCAACACCACCTGATATACCGTGACCAAATGAACGATGATGTATTTGTTTTACTTCCATGATTTCGCCTGGAAGAGTATACTCATCTTGATCCTTTTTTAATTCTATTGCATAGAAATCTTCTTCAACTGCATTTTCGGATCTTTGCTGGATTTTAGATATAGCAACTTCTACTGCTAAATCATAGTGATCCGGATCTAATTCTATATCAATCATTCCGTCACCAAGCAGTAATCTTACTTCTTTGATTAAATCATTTCTAACTTTGCTATTTTTTGGCATTGATTATTCTCCAATATAATGTATTTATCATTTTGTGGAGGTAATAAAAAACCCACTCCTAAGAGTGGGTCTTTAAATTTGTGATTATTTTATGGATTAATTAAATTCAAATCCACGAGATGCTGGTAAATCTTCTAAAAATGCTTTATGTTTCGCAACTTCATAATTCATATTATGGCCTTCGTGTGAAACATTCGCACCATTTAGATTGTCTTTTTCTGCAATCTCAAAAGGCATATCTGAGTGAGCCTCGTGTGTATACGTGATGTTATGTGTATCATTTAACCAAGTTCTGAAATCAGGTGTATATACTTTAAATGCGTCCCAATGTCTTGCGTTGATAAATGTTAAACTATATGCAGTTTTATTTGCCTCAGTTGGGTGCCAACCATAAATCTTAATATCTTCATAAATCATATCTCTTAATGCTCTAGCATTTTTTGTACCAGATGCAGTAACGTATTCTTCTAGCTTTATTTTTAAGATTTCTGCCGGATCCATGTCAGCATTAGCCGTTTTGATAGCTTCTGGAATATTTACTTCTGCAAAGTAATATCTCTTTTTATCTGTCATTGTATCTTCTCCCGGGATAAAAAATTATTATCAATGATAGTGATACTCGTCAGTATCTCCTACAAGTATATTTATCAAAATACTTTGAGAAGTAGGGTATGTTCATTGATTCTGCCATTCATTTTGGTCTCGACAGATTTGATAGCAGAAAACTCTTTATTTAATGAACGTTTTGTTATCTTTTTAAAGATAGGTAATTGTTCTTGTGGTTTACGTAATGTCTTCTGTAAACTTTCATCTTCTCTGAAACGTATCATTGTAGTACCTTTTACACTAAGTCCAGATCCTTCTCGACCTAATCCCATTGGGTCTACACTACTTGCATGATATACACCTACTTTACGTGTTTTCGTGTTATAGATAACTGCTATATTGGCTCCTATTAGTTCTATAGGATTGATACTTACTGAACCTGTTTCTGTATGTTCTTTGCAAAATTTCAAATTCTTTACTAGCTTATCCGCACTAACAGGTTTTTTCTTACGAGGCTTTCTATCAAATTTAGCATTGGCTATAATCATGTCACATGCTTGTACAATAGATTTATACATTTCATACATTGCTTTTATTTCGGATTTTTCTAGATGTTGGTATCCTTCAATTAACTGATTATGCCAATCAAGTTCTTTTTCTGTCATATTTTTTGTAGAAGGCGGATTAATCAATTCATCATATTCTTTAAAACATCCTTCATATAATTCTTTTATTATTTTAGCATGATTTGCCTTAGCTTGTACTTTTCTCAAAAGACTTAATGGTTTAAAATTCTTTAATCCTCCAGTAGTCATTTCAAAATCATTGATAAAAGTATCAATTTCATCTGTCATTGAATATGCCTTTTTACGTAACAATTCTTGAATACTAGGTCTATGAACATTAGCTTTCTTTTGTTCTTCTTTTTCTTTTTCTTCTTTTTCTTCTTTAACTGCTTTGCCTTTTTCAATAGCCTGTACTATTCTTTTCTTGACAAAATTTGTAACAGGTTGTATGTGACCTGTTGTACCTGCAAGTGTTTGCCAGTAATCATCTTCTTTTTGATTAAAATCTGGCATACCATCTAATAGCAATTTACAAGAAATAGCCGCAGTAATACTTACTTCATAATCAGGTGCTAATTTAACACAACGAATATCTTCCTTGGAATAATCATTTTTTTCCATCCATTGTATAGCAAAAGGAAATAAATCTGATGGCTTGTAGTTTTGATAATAGAAGTCTCTAGCCGCAGAACTTTTACGATGATATAATTCACCAGACCAAGTTTCCCAACCTTCCCATTTAGGAGATTCAAGTTTAGCTCCTCTCCGAGGTGAGGCTCTCTTGATATTTTTCTTTCGTTTTGCCAGTGCCATTAATGGACTCCTATTAGTTATTACGAATCAATTTATTATAATTTCTATTTAACAACAATACTCGATTTTTGTCAAGTTTTAACTTGATCCGTGTTGTTATCAAGAATTTTTACATCTTCTATGATATCTTTTTGTAAAGCATTTATTAATAAGGCACTTCTAAATTGTGTGGAATGATTAGGCATAGTACTATGTAATGTTCTACTATCATACATTAGTACATCACCTGGTTTGGCTAAAAATTGTTGTCCTTCAAGTAAAAGTCTTTCGTTATAGGCTTCTCGATTCTCTTCCAAATCTTTGAAATCGATTTTTTCTAAATGTGATCCAGGTAAAAATGCAGTACCGCCATTTTCTAAAGTAAAGGGATCTAGTGGTATAATTATTTGTACACCTAGTACTCTATCTGATTGATTGAATTCTTCAAATCTATAAGGAGTATCAATATGTGCATAAACTTTTGAAGAACCACCTCTTGTTGTGATACAATCAACTGCATAAATTCCCCATGCACCTTTTTGAAATATTGCATCGATATGACCTACTAATCCCCAAACTATAGGCTTCCAAAACTCAGATGGTGGTTTTGTAGTCCACCAAACATCATATTCTCTACCTAATTCATGTGAATCGTAATATTTTCCATCACATGCGTTGCCTCGATGAATTCTTTCTGGATTTAACGCCCATAATTTAAATTGTTGTACTGCAAAACTTGGTAAATAGTCTCTAACAACAATATAGCCTTGATTATTATTGTAGTTCATGGTCTTTCCCTTTAAATCTATTTAGTTATAATAAGATAAATACGTATAGAAGTCAAGGAAAAAGATATGCCAAGATTAAGTTTATGGAACCCACGTAAGGGAAATGATTATAAATTTATAGATAAGTCAGTAAAGGCCCACTTTGAACATGGTGGTACTTCATTGCTTGTCCATAAATATTTAGGATCACAAGATACAACTGATCCAAATTATGACCCTACAAAACCAGCAATACAAGATTTGCTATTCATGGAAAATCGTGATAGAAAATATGACGATAATATCTATGACCTACGTGGTGTCTATACAGTAACAGACCAAGATATGGACTTATCTCAATTTGGTATGTTCTTAGGGAACGACCAAATTATCTTTACTCTACATTTAAATGACATGGTAGAAAAGATGGGAAGAAAGTTAATGACTGGTGATGTTATTGAATTACCTCATATGCGAGAAGACTTACTACTTGACGAGGATGCTCCGGCTGTAAATCAATATTGGGTTGTACAAGATGCATCAAAGGCCGCAGAAGGCTTTGATCCAGGTTGGTGGCCACATATTTGGCGTGTACGTTGTAAACAATTACAAGATTCACAAGAATACTCAGATATTCTTGGAACAGGTGAAGAAGCAGATGATTTAAAAAATATTTTATCTACTTACAATAAAGAACTTCAAATCAATGATGCAATCGTTGATGAGGCTCAAGAAAATGTTCCAGGAAGATATTGGGATTATAGAACAAATAATTTACAGTATGCAGAAGAAGGAGAACACCCTAAAGACATAGACATGGCGACAGTTGCCAGTGGTACACAGTTTCCTAATGAACCACCAGAGAATACATACTTCTTACGTACAGATTATTCACCTGCTAGACTATTTCAGTATAGAGATGATAAATGGTATAAAGTTGAAGATAGTGACGGTGGTTGGGAAGTTGGTCATCACTTGCATCATCAATTTATTAATAATGACGGTGTCGTTAAATTAGAAGATGGTACTGTAATTGCAGGTAAGGTAAACTTATCAAAAGCAGTTAAACCAAAGGTAGATTAAAATGGCAATAAAACAAACTCATTTTTATGACGAACAAATAAGAAGATATATCTTACAATTTATAAGATTATTCAGTGGGTTCAGTGTAAAGACGGGTAGAAAAATGAACGATGGTACAACTGATTATTTTATTCGTGTGCCTGCACGTTACGGTGATATCTCACGTATAGCCGCTACTATTATGAAAGGCAATTCTGAGAATATCGTAAACTCCACACCATTTATAGGTTGTTGGATACAAAGTCTACAACCAGATAGAGCAAGAGTACAAGAGCCATTTTTTAATGATGCAGTTTCAGTAACAGAAAGAAAATTTGATGAAAGTACACAAAAGTATGTAAATGAAACAGGTAATAGATTTAACGTAAGAAGAATGATGCCTGTTCCGTATCTTTTGAATATGCAAGTAGATGTTTGGACAAGTAATACAGACCAAAAATTGCAATTAATGGAACAAATTTTAGTACTGTTTAATCCAGCACTAGAAATACAACACAATGATAACCCTGTAGATTGGACTACAATTACTACTGTGGAACTTACTGATATTCAGTGGACAACTAGGGCAATCCCTGCAGGTGTTGAAGACCAAATAGATATTGCAACAATGTTTTTCCAAATACCAATATGGATTAATCCTCCGGCACAAGTTACAAGACAAAACGTAATAAGAAACATTATACACAACATATATAACTATACTGATTTAGATACACTAGATTATGATCCTGATGCTTTTGAATTCTTTAGTGATTTAAAAAAGCAATCAACTGTTATTGTTTC